TGTGAATGAGAAGCTGTTGCCAGCTGTCTTCTGTGTAACTTCTAGAGCTGGTATTGCACCTACTCCACTTGATATAGTCAATGACCCCAGACCATCTGAGACTGCACTGCCACCAGTTGGTGTGTAAGTTGTATCAACACCTGATCCACTTACTGAATAACTTGTTCCTATTCTGTCCACTTGCGTTGCAGCAGCGTTGACTTGAAGTTGTACGCTGCTAGTTAGTTTAGAAGTAATATCTGCTCTGACAGGTGCTGCAAACAACAGAAGAAAAGGTAGAATCTTCCACATGATGTCTAAGTATAAATATTCATAAGTCTACCACCACCATAAACAAGAATTCTGTATCAAAAATTGATGCCTGTAGACTATTTTTATATACAAATTTAGATATGTCTTGTCACAAAGATCATAAAGAAGATCCTAAGAAAAAGGGACCATTTGATAAACTCAAGGAAAGCATTGATGATAAAGAAGATCAGATTGCTATTGTCAGTAATTTCGTCAGATTAGGTGTGTTGGTCTGGAGTGGATTTATTCTTACTCTTAACTACATTACGATTCCAGGCTGGCAGCAAAGTAAGATTGATCCGACTTTCATCGCCAGCGTCTTTACGGGAACACTTAGCACTTACGGTGTAGAGGCTGCTAAGAAAAGAGATAAGTCTGTTAAGGAGGGAGAGAAGTCTTCATCTATACCAACTCAGATAATAAGAGTAGAACAAGCTCCAATAAAGATTGTTACGGACAGTAAATCACAGTAGTATTCATTTAGTTACATTTAATCATGGAAAATTTCATTGCCAGCCTTAAAACACAACTGCTTGAGCAGAAGAAAGAACTTGGTACAAATATCAAGAATGGTGAAGATAATTTATTACGTACAAAAGAAGGCTTTCTAAAAGTAGAAGGTGCTCTTGAACTTATTAACATTATTGAGACAGAGCTTTCTAAAGCTAAAGAAGAGGAGAAAAAAACAGATGAAGTTGTTAAAGAAGCAGTACTGAGTTAGCTAATGACTGAAGAATTCACAAAAGGACGTTTTAAAGCTCTGGCATTGGTGTCTCAGTTTCTTAAATGTCCTTCTCGTGAATTACTTCTTGAATCAATTTACAAAGACATAAAGGAAGAAGATCTACGTTGGGTTACAGATCGTTTCCATTACTACACTCTTCGATTGTTAGAGGATGTTGAAGAAAAAATTAAACATTCTAGAGAATCCAGTAATAACTAGATAAGGAAAATGTATGCACATTAGGGTTGTCCTAATGAAGCATGAGTGCCCATGTTCCATACGGAAAATGATCTATTACAAAACCTTGTTGTTACCAGTCCAAAGAGTGCGAGAAAAAAATTTAGAGAAAGTATTTTTGAATCGTGGGATTGGAAATGTATGTACTGCGACACCGAACTTACCGAACAAACTGCGACCATTGACCATATAAAACCAAAATTTAAAGGAGGTCACTCAACCAGAAGTAACATGGGTCTCTGTTGCAGTAAATGCAACTCTACAAAAGGATCTAAGCTGGTGTTTGAGTATTATAATAAATCTCACCCATGTTATTCAGAAGCAAGGGCTAGTAAAATAAAAGAATGGATTGACCAGCATTTTGTAAAGTGGTCATTAAAACCCGGATAAATCATGGAAGAAAACAGCACCAAGAAGAATGACAGGCCATCAGCGTTGGAAGCTAAATATGATCCTAAAGAATTTTTAAATAACTATGATACCGAAAGTGTTATCAGAGAGATTCAAAAAGAAAGAGGTTTAAAGGCAGGTGATAGAGCTCTCATGGGATCTGTGGGTAGAGAAATCAATGCTCCAGAAAGAGTAGACAATTATATGTAATGGCTAGTCGTAAGGAGGCTAAGAGTAAAGCCCAGATGAGAAAAGATAAGATGAAATGTAATAAGCCTCAAAGGGCTCCAAAGGGTGCTAAACAGAAATATATAGTTAAAGCCTGTGATGATGGTCAACAAAAGATAGTAAGGTTTGGTTACAGAGGCATGCAGGATTTCTTGCAGCATAAAGATCCTAAACGTAGAGCAAGTTTCAAGGCTCGTCATAAATGTTCAGAAAAGAAAGATAAATTAACCCCTGGCTGGTGGGCATGTAATTACAACTGGTAGTTGCCAAAATTAAATTTCACGATAGTTTAATGTCATGAATTGTTATTACTGCAACTCTAGATTAATTATTAAAGGTGATAATCATCTTGATAATGACGATGATTATCGGGACACTTTTGATTTTGTTACTTATCTGGATTGTCCCAGATGTGGAGCTGCAGTAGAGACTTATAGAAGACCTATACATATTATTTCTAAACTACATACCAAGAGGGAAGCAGCATGATGAACTGTTGGCATTGTGGACCCGATGTTCAGTTAATCTGGGGAGGAGATCATGATTTAGATGGGGAAGATTTTCCAGTGGCATCTCAAGAGTATGCTATGGTTACAAACTTAACCTGTCCTAAATGTGATTCTTTTGTAGAAGTATATCTACCAAGCTATCATTTCGAAGAAAAGAAAAGACCTGTAGATACTGCTCCATGTTCTGTAGAAGATGATACTGTCTGTGATATCTAAATAAGAGACCAGGCTCTATACCATTTAGTAAGAATATATTTTTTACCTTTAGTAGGAGGTAATGCTTCATGCATAGTCTTGAAGTTCGGCCAGCCAAAACTATATAAGTTGTTCCAGAAGATAGCTAGTCCAGGTTCAGGTTTGACTTTCAGATTTAAAAATTTAAAATATGTCTCTCCTCCTTCCTCTACATCATTAAGATAAATCATGAATGTCCATGTCCTTTGACCCATCCATTCACAGTAAGTTTTATATTCTGCAGATAAAGGATCGTAATAATCCCAGTGACTTTTATAGAATTCACCTTCTTCATACTTCTGACCCTGTATAGATTCTCCCAGGAAAGGATCTAAATTCATATAGTTACCTATCTTTATAGTCAGATCAGCTCCCAGTTTTGTCAGGTGAGGACTAAAATTACAGGTCATAGATGTTCTATGTTCAGATAACATTACATAATCATCTTCATTGGATACTGCTGAAGGATGTAATTCAGTATCCATGTATTCAATAGCTTCTTTACATTCCTCTTCACTTAAGAAATTTTTTTGCAGATATATCTGTGTGAAAGGATATTTTAATTTTTCTGCTGTGTCAGGTATCTTCAGGTCATAAAACTTTTTGAAGTTTATAAATCTAGGTCTCTCTTTAAATTCATGTATTTTGGTAAGTTCTTCTATTTCATCTTTACCACAGTCATAATATTCTTCCATGTGTCGCATGATCTGTGTCTTACTTGCCCCACTAATAGCTGATATTAGGAAGTCTTGTTTAGCTGATTCAGTAATCATAGAGTATAAAATGTTAGTAGATCTGAATATGTTCGAGTGGAACCATTTATCTTTACCTTCATTATCATCTTTTATTCGATAAATGCCAGTAGTTCCTACATGTTAAACCGAAGTGGAGATAAAATTTATACAAAACATTCAAGAAAAAATAGAATTTATAAAGACTGATAGCTATGGCACCTATGATTTCTGCTGTTAGGATAGAAAATAATGGTTGATTTAATGGATGGTGCAACAGAACTGTCGATGAATGAACAGTTTGCAATTCATGCTTCTGCTATTGCAATTAAAGAGTTTGATCGTGAAGAGCTTGAAGAGGCTTTTGTTGAGATGCTCTACAATAAAGCAGTAGAACGTCAGACTTTCATAGCAATTATGAAAGAACATGGCATTGATGCTGATATCAAACTATCTTTCTTAAACGCTAATCAAGTTTCTTAATAAATATGGCTACTCGTACAATTTCAGGTACTCTGGACACTTTCGAATCAGATGGTGCTGAGATAACCTACGTCGGATCAACAGATGCCTGTGATCGCAGTGAAAATATCCGTGGCTTCCGTGTTAATCCAGGTGGCACAGGAGACATAATCGTAAATCTTGATAGAAGCACTGGTGTTAAATCAATAGAGATCTTCCAGGAAGATGTTTATGCAGGATCTGCTGCTCCATCTGGATACACAGGATTCAGTAATATAGAACAGAATGGTAAAGGTAAGGGAGCTGTTGCTATGACAGTTTCCAATGCTGTTAAAGATTACCTTGTCATATTGAAAACAGATGGCTATTCTGAGGTGACCTTTGGTGGCACCGTAGATGTCCCTTAAATTAGATACTTCTTATCTAAACAAAGACTCTTTAAGATTAATAAAATACTACAATCTGGCCAGGACTCTTACGGGTTCTGGTCGTTTTGCTTCTTATAAGGACTATGGTGAATCAATATGGAGAATAGGATATGGAAGTATGGAGATACATGGGAAGGTGGTGACACCTAAGACTCGTGCAACTGAAAAAGAGATTGATGAGCAATTGAAAATAGATTTACAGATGTTATCTCATAAACTTTCCAAGATAATATTCTGGCCATTGAATCCAAAAAAGAAAGCAGCTGTTATTAGTTATGCATTCAGTAATGGATTTATTCCATTTAAAAATTCACAGCTGTTAGAACTTATTAACTCAGGCTGTCACAAGAAAAAACTGATTAGAGAGTGGTCTCCTTTTATTAATAAAGCCTGGTTAAATAAGTCTGATTTTATTATTGATCAACGCAGGTCTGAACTTAATTTATTTTTGGCACCAGATAAGGAAGTTCCTACCTTTCTTCCTCACAGATGTAAATCAAAGTATTGTCTTTTAAACATACATGAAACATATAATGGTAACGTAAACCAAATCAAAGGTATTAATTATCTAGAAAAAAAGATTCAAGAA